TTATCTCTTGGTAAGAATACACTTGTACTCTATCAGATGGTAGACAGGCATGGTAAAATGTTGTATAATATGATTAAGGACTCAGAGAAGATTGGAGATAGAAAAGTCTTTTTTGTCCATGGTGGAACTGACACGGCAGACCGTGAAGAAATACGTAGAATTATGGAGTTAGAAAATGATGCTATTATTGTGGCTTCTTTCGGGACTTTTAGTACTGGAATTAATATTAGGAATTTACATAATATTATCTTCGCATCTCCGTCAAAGTCACGAGTTCGGAATCTTCAATCTATTGGACGGGGACTTCGTAACTCGGAAGGCAAAGAAAGAGCCACACTCTACGATATAGCAGACGACCTCAGACACAAAAAACATATGAATTTTACCTTACGCCATTTTGTGGAAAGAGTGAGGATATATAATGAAGAACAGTTCTCATTCAAGATATACAACATAGGACTTAAAAATGGAAAACAATATTCGCATAGTTAGGTTAAAAGATGGTACGGACATTATTGCTTACGTATCATTTAAAGATGCGTATGTTACTTTAACGGAGCCTTTAGAAATAATTATACAACACCTCAGAGGCAATCAAGGCCATTTAGCGCTTACTCCTTGGTTACCAAATTCATTGATTGTGGAAAATATTGCAACCTTAAATGTATACGATGTTTTATTGAACATGATACCAAACGATGAAATGATTGATTTTTATATAAACTCTGTGCAACAAACCAAAGGCGGTTTAAAAGTAAAAAGAATGGAAGAATTAAATGAAGAAGAAATGAAACAGATGATGGAAGTAATTAATGAACTTAAATCAAATAAGGAACTTATATTACATTGATATCATAGCGGAACACCGTGGACTATATCACATTGTCAAGCCCCTTGTCAACAACTTTTTTTGGTATAATTGAATGGATAGAAAAGATTCAAACAAAGGATATGTTAAAGGTAACGTTTTCAATATAAGCAATATTGCTAATATGAGAAAAAGTAATTTGAATGTTCAAAAAATAGAAAGATTATTAAATTATGTCAAAGGTTAAGCACTACATCAACAATGAAGATTTCCTTAAAGCCTTAACAGATTATAAAGTGGCAAAGAAATCTGCCAAAGATGAAAATCTAAAAGAACCATCAATACCTAATTACATAGGTGAATGCTTTATGAAGATTGCCGAAGGTTTGTCTCATAAACCTAATTTTATCAATTATACCTACAGAGATGAAATGATTTCGGATGGTATTGAGAACTGTTTAATGTACTTTGAAAATTTTGATGAAACCAAATCTAAAAATCCATTTGCCTATTTTACACAAGTAGTTTATTTTGCCTTCTTGAGGCGTATACAAAAAGAAAAAAAACAACTATATGTCAAGTACAAAGCCACAGAGATGTATGGTATACTAGATGAATTTGAAATGATGGAAAGTGAAGATGGTACAACAAGACAGTTTGAATTGTACGATAATATAGGTGAGTTTATAGAAAATTATGAAATTGCCAAACAAAATAAAAAAGATTTAAAGTCTATCAAGACACCAAAAGGTATTGAAAAATTTATAGAGGTGTAATATGAAAGTGGGATTTACTTGTTCAACGTTTGATTTACTTCACGCTGGTCACATTATGATGTTGAAAGAGGCAAAATCAACTTGTGATTATTTGATTGTTGGATTACAAACTGATCCATCAATAGACAGAGATTGGAAAAATAAGCCTATACAATCTTTATTTGAAAGATATATTCAACTTGAAGCTTGTAAGTATGTAGATGAAATTATACCATATACCACAGAAAAAGAATTGATGGATATCCTTCTTTCCTATCCAATAGATGTTAGAATCATCGGAGAAGAATACCGAGACAAACAATTTACCGGACATGATTTAATTATGCCAGTACATTTCAATTCCCGTAAGCACAGTTTTTCTACCACAAATCTACGCAAACAAGTGGCAGAAAGAGAAAAAATCAAAAACATCAAAGAAGCTTGACAAAAATATTTTATTATGATATACTAATGAAATGAAAATAGTTTTAATTACCGACCTCCACTTTGGGAGCAGAAATGATTCAATTCATTTCCTGGATTTCTATGAGAAGTTTTATAAGAATACTTTTTTTCCTTATTTGTTTGATAACAATATACGTACTGTTCTCATTCTTGGAGATACATTTGACCGGCGTAAATATGTAAATTTTTATACTCTTAAACGTGCCAAAGAGATGTTTTTTGATAAACTCTTTGAACGTGGTATTGATGTACATATGTTGGCAGGTAACCATGACACATACTTTAAGAACACCAATGATGTAAATTCTGTTGACTTATTGCTGCGTGAGTATGGCAATATCAATGCGATAGACCATCCTGCGGAAATCTATGTTGGTCCTCATAAGATTTGTATGGTGCCTTGGATTTGTCCGGAAAATTTTGATGATAGTATGCAGATGTTAAAAGAAACAGATGCATCCATTTGTATGGGACACCTTGAAATTGCAGGTTTTGCCATGCATCGTGGTATGCCATCAGAAGAAGGATTAAATCGTGCGTTGTTCAATAAATTTGAATACACTTTCTCGGGTCATTATCATCATAAATCCAATGCTGATGGCATTTATTACTTAGGTAATCCTTACGAGCTCACTTGGCAAGACTACAACGATACTCGTGGTTTTCATCTTTTTGATTTGGCCAAACGTGAACTCACTTTTATTCCTAACCCAAATGTAATGTTTCATAGACTATCATATGATGACAAAGAAAAGTCTATCAAAGAAATAACAAACACAGATGTCAGCATATATGCCAATACCTATGTTAAAGTGGTTGTGGTAAATAAAACAAACCCATACTTATTTGACAAATTCTTAAATATGTTGTATAATGTCAATCCAATTGATATCACTATTGCGGAAGACTTCACAGATTTAAACGAAGGCGTTGAAGATGGTATGGTTGACCAAGCAGAAGATACTATCACAATACTAAACAAGTATGTTGATACGATTAAAGACGATAGTGTAGACAATAACAAATTAAAAAATATTTTACAAGAATTATACATTGAAGCATTAAATACTGAATAATGTTGTGAAAGGAAAAAAGTGATAATCTTCCAAAGTATACGATGGAAAAATATATTAAGTACTGGTAATGCTTTCATAGAAATTAATTTTACCAAATCCAATAATACTTTGATTATTGGAAATAACGGAGCAGGCAAATCCACGCTTTTGGATGCTTTATGTTTTGTTTTGTTTGGTAAGCCTTTTCGTAAAATAAACAAACCTCAGTTATTAAATTCTATCAATAACCAAAACTGTGTAATTGAAATTGAATTTAAAATTGGTAAAAAACAATATAAAGTTATTCGTGGTATAAAACCAAACTTATTTGAGATTTATTGTAACGGCAGTTTAGTGAACCAGGATGCGAAAGCAAAAGACTATCAAGAGCACTTAGAGAAGTTTATTCTCAAATTAAACTATAAGTCCTTTACGCAAGTAGTCATCCTTGGTTCAGCTTCTTTTGTTCCGTTTATGCAGTTATCTCCAGGTGACCGCAGAGCAATCATTGAAGATTTATTAGATATTCAAATCTTTTCTTCTATGAATGCAATCGTCAAAGATAAGTTATCTGAAATTAAAGATGTAGTTACTAAGGTCAACTATGGTATATCATTAACACAGGAGAAAATTGAACTACAAAAACAGAATATTGAAGAACACAAAAAACACAATGATGCCGAAATTGAAAAGAAAAAAACTGAGATTGAGGAAAATGAAAATCATCTTGAACAATTAAATGCAGATATAAAGTTGATACAGAAACACATTGATGTGTTACAATCCAAAATCAACGATAATGATTCCATAGAAAAGAAACATAAAAAACTTTTCCAATTGGAAGCTAAAGTTGAATCTAATATTAAAAAAGTTAAGAAAGATATTGAGTTTTATGAACAAAACGATAACTGTCCAACCTGTAAACAATCAATTGAATCCGGATTTAAGTCCGAACAAATATCAGAACGTAAAAATAAAATCAGTACTCAACAAAAGGGTCTTAAGGAAATTACGCAAGAAATTGACAAACTCAACACCAGATTAATAGAGATTAATGAAGTTGTAAGACACATAAATTCTCATGCCAATGAGATTGTAAAACACACATCTACAATCACAGCGGTAAACAAATATCTTACTAAGTTGAGAAATGAAGTTACCGAATTAACAACTAAGAAAAATAACCTAGTTGATGACAACACTAAGTTATTGGAATTGAATGTTGAACTCACTAAGTATAATGAACAACGTGAATCTTTATCATTCAATAAACATTATTATGATTTTGCTGCCACTCTTTTGAAAGATACTGGAATTAAAACCAGAATCATCAAACAGTACTTGCCAATTATGAATAAATTAATTAACAAGTACTTAACATCAATGGACTTTTTTGTTAACTTTAATATCAATGAAAACTTTGAAGAAACAATTAAGAGTAGGCATCGTGATGAGTTTTCTTATGCT